AGCACCAAAGGAAGATCAACAAGAGGTTGATGGAAAGCCAAAGAAACAGAGACCATCAGACAAGGGTGGAGTAGGTCAGGGAAGTCCATCAAGTGGAACTGGTACTTCACAGTCAAAGAAGGCAGAGTTACATGATTATCTTGAACCAAAGAAATTTCCAGACGGAATAACACCAACAAACTTTGAAGTTGTAAAGAAAACATTACAAGATTCCATTGATTTTGATTGGACAAAGAAAAAAACAGTTGAAGAATTGAGAACCAAGGCATTTATGACAGTAAGAGAGGCACGAGATATAGTAAGGCAAGAGTTAGCAGACACAAAAAGATGGGAAGAGGAAGACTTTTAATAAATAATGTTTATATATAGGTGTTTGGTGGATAAAATATGGCATTTGGAAGAAAAACAGAAAAAAAAGTAGAAAAACCAAAAGAAACAACCACTGCAAAAGTACAAGTCAAGGAAGAAGTAAAACCAAAAGCAGCACCAAAACCAAGAATAACAAACGTATACAGTGCAGATTTCTCTGTAATAGATGAAACGATAGAAGAAATCAAAAAACAGACAAGAAAACAGGGTGTAAGTGCATATGCTTGCAATAACATATACATATTCCTACAAGACACATTGAAAAGAATACAATTAGCACAAAATTAAAATTGGCAACTAAATTAAATGTTGATACAGGTGGAGAGGATATTGGTAAGAAGCTTTGGGAAAAACATCAAAAGGACGAATATACTCGTGTAGATCACTATAAGGAAGCTCTATGTATTAACTGCTTTAAAAAAGATACAGCAGCAGCAACAATAGTTACTATTTGTGGCGACTGTGCTGGTAAAAGAGGAAGAGAACCACTTTTGGCTAAGGTCAGTGACAAATTTTATGGTTTATGTTATTTTTGTGGAGATCACAAGTTCCATATTGAGGAAATAAACGCAAGGTTTTGCCACCCATGTCATAGAAAAATAGCAAATGTCACAAAAGAATACAATAAAAAAGGTGGTCTTTATTCAAATCCGTTTTGGACTAGAATGAAAAAGAAAAATGGTAAGGATTGGAGACAGATTTTTACACAAAACTTAGGAAACAGGCGTTAAAAGAACCAAATCAACTCTATTTGCTTTTAGATTAAAGAATTTTTTAGACCAGTCTATTTTTGTTCTCTTTTTTGGTAATTCTCCCCAGAATCTACCAACCTTGAAAAATATCTGTGGTTTTCTTAGTGTTTTTTTGAAAAACATTATTTTTTCACCATTTGGTTCAAATGTTACATCGTCATATTTTACTAATTTTTCATCTCCAGTAAGATGTTCTTTTATGTTATCTGTTTGATAGCATGTTATTGACCTTGATACGTCTGGTTTGTTGAAGAATTTTTTACTTTCAAGTACCAACATAATCTTATCATCTTCTTTTACCCATACGTCTTGCAAAGGCAAAGATGTTTCATTAACTTCAAGTTTTGGTGATACATGATCTTTGTTACGAAGTATATATTCGTCTAATGATTCATAAACATGCACACTTATACCCATATTTGTTCTGAGTTATCTTTATTAATAAAGGTTTTGGTGTATAAACATGAGTGATGAAGGAAAAGTACCATGTGATTGTGGAGAAACAATGTATGGTTATTACGCAGATGCTGGATTGGTGTTCATATGCTATACTTGTGGAAGATTTAATTGTGAGGGATTTTCAAAAAATATTGAAAACATGTTTTCTGAAGAACCAACGATTATTTTACAGTTAATACAAGATGGTAATTTAAAGCCATTATCAGATATAAAAGGCATATAAACACAATTCTTTAAATAACCGAAACACAAATAATTATTATGATCGAAAGCATATTTGAAGAGATAATAGTGGCAATAGCATTGGCGTTTGGGGGAACTTTATTTGCATTCTTCAGAAAAATGTCAAATACTCAAAAAGACCTTTGTAACAAGGTTACAGACCTTCAAAAAGCCCTTCTTATTTTAGCAACTGCTTTAGATAGGCAAACAAACAGGCTTCATGATGATGAGGCAGACAGCGACCTAGAAGACCTTGTTCGTAAGGTACTTCATGATAAATAACTTTATATAATCGTGTTTTGCGTCATAAGATATGGTAGATCCAGTATTAATAACTGTTGGAGCAGCAGTAATTGGTGCAGGGTTGAACACTCTACGAGGATACCTACATAGACAAGATGAAACTTTCTCTGCAAGGAAATTCGCAGGTGCTTTAATCATCTCTACATTCGCTGCAATAGCAATAGGTCAAACTATCGCTACTGAGGGCATTGGAGAGATTGGCTTAGCCCTAATAGGCTTAACCACTGGTTTTGCAGCCGATTTCGCAGTTACAAAAGCAAAGAAAGATTAGGCAGGTATTCTATTAAACCTCCTACACCCTATTTTTTTAAAACTTTAAATATACGCAGATATATAAAGTATCATGGATAAAGTTGGAAAATTAATTACAAAGTCAATGACAATTCTCGATAGTACAAATGAAAATAGATTTTTTGAAGGTTATTTAACAGTAGAAATGAAAGATAAACAGGGTGAAATTACAATGGTAGATGAATTATACAAAGTTTTGCCAATTTGGATGGACAGAGGTGCACCAATCACAGACACACATTCAAACAGAGTTATTGGAAAGGGAATTAATTTTGCAAAGTCAAGTGTAGAATCAGAGGGTGTAACATATCCAGCAATTAAGATTACTGGAAAAATTCATAAGAACTATGAGTTAGATACAGATATTTGGGATAAGATAAGAACAGGTGAATACAGAGGACTATCATTCGGTGGTGCAACAAAGGCAGATAGGACACCAAAAGTATTGAAAGACGGTGATATTGCATATGCGTTGACCGATTTGGAACATTATGAGGTTGCAGTATGTAAAGATCCAGCAGTACCATTGGCAATTATTACTGATTATAATCCATTAGCAAAAGCAACAATTCCATCAGAACCTAGGGGAGATGGAAAGGAAGTTATCAAATGTGATAAATTTGGATGTTATGTGAATAAGGGTGAAGACTTTTCAAACGCTGATATAGTACCAGCAACTGTAACAAACACAGTATCACAAAGTACACAGACTGCAAAACCTGTAAAGATTGATACAAAAGTTGGTGAAATTAAAGATGGAATTAAAACAGAGGTAACACCATTAGAAGGTGGATTAAAGAAAGAAGGCAGTTCTACAGCAATGAGTGGAACTGGTGGTGGAGTAAGAGCACATCCACAAGATGCATATAACCAAGATGACGGAGAAAAACAAACAAATCAAAACACAACTACAATCACACATATCAATCAATCAATAAAACATAATGAAGATGTAAACAAAGTATTGGGTGCATTGGCAGCAGGGGCTGCAAGAGTTGGAGGTGCAATAGAAGGTGCTATAGAAGGTGCTACAGGTGAAACAAAAGAATTTGTAAAAGATGAAGTAGAAGAAAACGTACAACCATTAGAGCCAAAAGAAGCAAGTGCTTATCAAACAGAAGATGGTAATAACCAATTAGGTGGTCAAGCAGTACCAAAAGAGAAAGAAAAGGCAAAAAAGGAGTGCTCAGAATGTGGACAATCCTTTGATGATGAAGATGAACTTTATGAAAAACAAGTATCAAGGCATAAAGAAGGTCATAAAGATTCACCAAATAGAGCATCACATAACGTATCTGATGCAGATGTTACATTTGTAGATAATAATGAAGGAAATACAGTTACATGGGATACAAGAAGAAAAGCTAAAGTTCCACAAAAGAAACAGCATAAAACTGATAAAGAAAAAATAGATTGGAAGGGATACACTAACCCTGAACGTAAAAATACTGTTGGACTTAAATGGACTGAGGGAATTGACAAAGCATCGGAAATTTTATTAGAAAATAAAGGTGTGAAGGATAAATTAAGAAAGCTTGTTACACCACCAGATATATACCCAAGTGAAATTAAACATGTTGGTGAATCTACATCTGATGATGATGGAATAGCATGGTCAAAGATAAAAGCATGGGAAGTTTTCTTAGAAAAGAAGCATGAATGGGATCATTTAGTGAAAGATCCAGAAGAAGATAAGAAAATTAAGGACGAAATAGACGATTCTGGCAATAATTAACACATATAAATATATCAGAAATCTTTATATACCCTCTATATATACATTTAGTAATAACATGGTCAACGAAGACAATTCTAAAGAACAAGTTGAAGTTACTAAAAGTAACGACAGCGAGTCCGTAGAAAAATCTTTCCAAGATACTGTAAAATCAGGTTTTGACACATTGACAGAAGTGGTACAATCTATCGCTGAAACACAAAAAGCAACACAAGAAACTTTAGGTGGATTAGATAATAGATTGAAAGCACTCGAGACACCAACTGACTTGCCATTGAGCCCAAAAG